ACAGGAGGTGTTCAACCCGCAGACCGAGCGGGAAGAGGACGTCACGCTTACCCGCGTTGCGATTCACGGCTCGTTCAAAGAGAACCCGTACCTCGATCCGCAGTACATCGCAACGCTGATGGCCATCAAAGACCCGAATCGCCGTAAGGCGTGGGTTGAGGGCTCGTGGGATGTTACCAGCGGCGGACGTTTCGACCATCTGTGGAATGCCTCGCATCATGTCATCAAGCCATTCCGCATACCGGATAGCTGGACGGTCGACCGCTCGCATGACTGGGGCGAATCGAAACCGTTTTCCAACCTCTGGTGGGCACGATCCGACGGAACCGCCGCAGAACTGCCTGATGGCCGCCAGTTCTGCCCGCCTGCTGGGACGCTGATTCTTATTGGCGAGTGGTACGGCTGCCCACCGGACGAGCTGAACAAAGGCCTGAATATGTCATCAACAAACGTCGCTAAGGGCGTTGCCTGGGTAGATAAACGGCTGGTGGGCGATGAACTTGCTGAGCCTGACGAAATCAAGCTTAACGGGGTGACGCAGGGGCAACTGAACATCATGCCTGGCATCTGCAAGAAGGTTACACCGGGCCCGGCTGACAGCGCCATTTACAATACAGGCGATGATGAACTCTCCATTGCGCAGAAGATGGAGTCCCAGGGCGTTAAATGGCTTGAGGCAAACAAAAAGCCGGGATCGCGCGTTAACGGCGCCGCTCTGTTTGCCGATATGCTCGAAGCTGTCAATGAAGGTAAGAAACTGGAATCCGGCATCCCGGAGAAACCTGCATTTTACGTATTCGACTACTGCCGTGGCTGGATCAGCCGTGTGCCGGTACTCGTGCGCGACAGTAAAAACCCCGACGATGTAGATACCCAACAGGAAGATCACGACTGGGATGCTACCCGATATGCCGTTCTGCATTCACCGCCGAAGAGAGTCGGCAAAGTCACCAATCTGAGGCTCTAACTCCATGCCTGACATTTCAACACCCAATCTGGACTATGGGAACATGGTCGAGGCGTGGGATATCAACGATGCCCTGATGGGCGGCACGCTCTATATGCGACAGCTGGGCGAGCAATATCTACCGCGCTGGCCGAAAGAAGACAGGGAGGACTACAAAAAACGTTTGGCCGTGGCCACGCTTCTGCCAGCCTACGAAGAGACCATTAAGCAAAACATCGGGCGTGTATTCGCCGAGCCTATTAAGCTTGCCGAGAATGTGCCGGATCAGCTGCGAGAGTATGCGAAAAACTTCGACCTTGAAGGGACGCGCCTGGACGTATGGGCACAGGCATTCTTCGGTCTGGCGATGCAGTATGGCCTCTCCCACGCGCTGGTGGATTATCCCAGGGTGGACACCGAAAAGGTGAAAACCAAAGCTGAAGAGAAAGCTACCGGCGCGCGCCCCTATGTCACCATGCTCAATCCACGCCAGGTAATTGGCTGGAAGTCGAAAATGGTGGACGGCAAAGTGGTGCTGACTGCGCTGCGTATCAAAGAGGTTGTGGTCGAAGACGGCGACGACTTCGGGCAGACCAAGGTCGAGCAAATACGGTACCTGACACCTGGAAAGGTGGAAATTTACCGCAAGGCTAAAGATGCTGACGGTGCCGCGAACTGGGCGCTATTCGAGGAGTGGCAGACATCCCGCCAGGATATCACTCTGGTTACGCTCTACACCAAACGCACCGGGTTTATGTGTGGTTCACCTCCATTGCTCAATATGGCCCTGCTGAACATTAAGCACTGGCAGAGCCAGAGCGAGCAGGACAACATTCTGCATGTCGCTAGGGTGCCGTTGCTCACGGTGTTCGGGCTGGAAGAGGGGCAAGAACTGGTGATTGGCTCATCCTCTGCCACGTCATTCTCCGATCGGCAAAGGCAGGGCCTGGAATACGTCGAGCATACAGGTTCCTCCATCGGTGCTGGCAAAGAGTCGCTGGCAGAGCTGGTGGAGCAAATGCGACAGGCAGGTGCGAAGCTGCTGCGCACCGAAAATACTTCTACCAAGTCGGTAGACCAGATCTCTGAAGAGAAAATGCAGGAGCAGTCACCGCTCTACACCATGGCGACAAGCCTGGAAGATGCGATCGACAATATCCTGCAAATCATGGCTGAGTACATCGGTGAAGCGGAAGGCGGCAACGTTGACGTGCGCACCGAGCTTGATGTCGAGTCGAAAGAGTTTAATCCACCAGCGGCGATGGCCATTCAGTCGCTGCGTCAGGGCGGTGACCTTCGCCGTATCGATGCAATCAAAGCCCTGCAAAAACTCAACCTGATTGATGCCGACGCGGATCCCGATGTGGTTCTGAGCGAGTTGCTTGCTGAGTCAGCATCTCTGACTGAACCGCCACCGGGCGAGGTGTGATATGGCTCGTTCGGTAAACGACAGGTTGCAGGACGAGACCATAGCTCACGGACTTTACGTGACGCGCTACGGGACGGGCGTAGCCCGACGAATGGTGGCACTGCTTAACAGGATGGATGCTGATCTGGCTGCCCGGCTGCTTGTTCTGCTGGAGGGTAAGCGCGCTGACACCTACAGCGCGCGCCGCCTTGCATCGCTACTGGCTGGTGTGCGGGAGCTAAACCAGCAGGCCTACGAACCGGTCAATGCTGCTCTGATGCGCGAACTGACTCGTTACGCTGATTATGAGACCGGGTATCAGTTTGACCTGTTCAGCAGCCTCATTCCCGGCCAGGTGCTTAAGCACGTCCCGCTGCAAAGCATTGCTCCAGAGCAGGTCTACGCCTCTGCGGTGGCGCAACCTTTTCAGGGGAGATTGCTGAAAGAGTGGGGCAAGAAACTCGAATCGGATCGGCTGGAAAAAATTACCAGTGCCGTGCGCACCGGATTTCTTCAGGGTGAAACCGTCGAGCAGATTGTGAAGCGGGTCGCCGGCACGCCGCAACTCCACCGCCAGGACGGGGTTATAAATGTTTCACGTCGTGACCTTGCAGTAGTAACCCGCACGGCGGTGAACCATGTGGCCGCTACAGCGCGCCAGGAATTTGCACTGGCCAACAGCGATATCGTAAAGGCCAAGCAGTGGTCTTCGACGCTGGACACCCATACCAGCCAGTGGTGCATCATACGAGATCGCAAACTCTATTCGCTCGATGGTAAGCCGCTGGGCCATGCAATCCCATATCTGCGCGGGCCCGGCAAAATTCATTTCTGCTGTCGCTCATGCGAAATTCTGATCACTAAATCGTGGGAGGAAATGCAAATAGCCGCAGGCGAGCTGAGTAGTGCCACGCGGGCGAGCATGTCGGGCCAAATTCCCGCTGGGCTAAGCTTCAGTGAGTGGCTGGTAAGGCAACCCTACGCACGAATGGAGCAAGTACTTGGAGTTACCAGGGCTCAAATGCTCCGGGATGGAAAGATGCAGGTCCCGGACTTTTTTAATGATAGAGGTGAGTTTTTAACCCTTGAGCAACTCAGAGAAATTGATAGGGAAGCATTCATTTAAAGGGTAAAATAATCCTGCGCGGCTAGACCGGCCAGTCGAAAAGAGTGAACGTAGACACTCCTGCCGCGCACCATCATCTACGCAGCCTACTACGAGGTTTGATATGAAAACTTGCACCAAATGCGGCGAGTGTAAGCCGCTATCTGAATTTCACAGAGATAGCCGGAAATCATCTGGTTATCGGGCCTCCTGCGCATCTTGCTGTAGAGCCGCACACGCAGCATGGTACCGCACTCCGCATGGACAGGAAGTAACCAAAGATTATAACGCCTCTGATAGGGGTAAAACCCTACGGAATCAGGCCACTGATAGATATCGTGAGACTGAAAACGGGAAAGAAGTGAGGAGGGTTATCAAGGCTAGATATGACGCATCTGAAAAAGGGAAGATCGTCAAAAGCAAAACTCTTTCAGCCTACAAAGAGCGCAACCCTATAAAGAGCGCCGCTCGATATAAAGCTAACAAGGCGGTAGAGAGAGGGGTGATTTCAAAGCCAGATAGCTGCGAATCCTGCGGCAAACACGTTAGGCTGGAAGGACACCATTACGATTACAACCTCCCGCTTTCGGTGAAATGGCTGTGTCGTAAGTGCCACAATGACTGGCATAAAGAGAATGGCCCCGGATTAAATGGGGATTAGCCATATAGGTCGCTAAGGCGGCCTTTTTTATTATCTTAAATTCGTATCAGGTCGCCTCCGAGCGGCCTTTTTTATGCCTGCCGCTGAGCGGATGCGACGCGGTGCCCGGGTCGGATGACCCATTACGTATGGCCGGAAGGCTGGAGCAAAAATAA